CGATGGCGTTATTGCTGCGTGGCTCGACGCGGACGTTATAAGGCGGGTCCGTATTGACCAGATGAATCGGCTGGCCGCCCAAGAGCAGGTCGAGGTCGGCCACGGAACCCGAATCCCCGCACATGAGACGGTGGGCGCCGAGTTGATAGACCTCACCGGGCTTGGAGACCGCCGCGTCGGGTGGTTCCGGCACGGAGTCCGGGTCGGTCTGGCCGGGCCTGACCTCCGGCTCCATGATTTTGGCCAGGTCTTCCTCGTCAAACCCCATCAACGAGAGGTCCATGCCTGCGGATTGGAGTTCGGAAAGCTCGACAGGCAGGAGGTCCATGTCCCACGACGCCAGTTCCGCAAGCTTGTTATCGGCGACCCTGTAGGCGCGGATTTTCTCCGGCGTCAGGTCGCGGGCCACGTGGACGGGCACCTCTTCCAGACCGAGTTTCTGCGCCGCTTTCAGTCGCGTGTGGCCGCAGATGATAACGCCATCGGCGTCCACGACAATCGGCTGCCGGAACCCGAACTCCCGGATGCTCCGCGCCACGGCCTCCACCGCGCCATCGTTCTGGCGGGGGTTCTTCTCATACGGCCTGACCTCGCTCACCTTGCGCATTTCGATCTGCATCGTCCTCACCTCCCAAGAAATTGATCCACGCGAAAGAAAGACTCTCTATCTTGGCGACTGGTTCCCGCGCGGTCGGCAACGGTTTGCGCCAGGAAGGAACCGTTGAACTGCTGCAAATTGGAGCGCCTCGACCGCTCGCCCACGACGCGCACAGTTCGCGCACGTTGCGCGAGGGCGCCGACGTTGTACGTGAGCGCGCAACGGCTGGCCCGGCGCGCCCTGAACGCACCCGTGCGCGACGTGGGACGCGCTAACGTCACTGGCAACGTTGCCAGCGAGACTGCTCATGCTGATGCGCCGCCGAGTCATACTTGCCGTCTGGCAAGTACGAACGCTTCTGTGATTGCCTCGTCTCTCTGTCACGAATCGCGCCTCGGCATGTTCACCCTGATTTCCACCTTCTTTCCCGTGCGTTCGGGAAATAAGGTCGGCCCGCAACTTACCGCAGTACAGAGAGATACAAGGCGAGATACCCTTATTTACCTTTTTTCCTTCCCGCTCTTTCTTAATCATGAATCTCATTCCGATCTCCCCTTAAAGGCGGGAGGAAAAAAGGTAAAAAAGGTAAATAAGGGGGGTATCTCATGTATGACCTCTCCCTATACCACCACGTACACCGTCTTCGGCGCGCCGCCGGTCTCCTCTGTTACCGGGCGGATTTCGCCGGTCTCTATGAGGCTCTGCACAATCTCGTCGCGGTCCTTGCGCTGGAGATACTTCGTTCGGCGCAGGAGTTCGGTCTTGGTCAGTCCGTCCTGCGATGCGCGAATCTCGCGCAGCACGCGCTTGCGGTTCGCCTCGTAGGGATTCTCCGAAACCCATTCCCAGGCCGTGAAGATCATCTTGCGCGTCAGGAACGCGCTCAGCCGCGCGGCCCATTCCGCCGAAACGCCGTCCACCCTCGGCGCTTGCGGCGATGCGGAACAGGCGTGAATCAACGCCAGCTTCCGGGCCTTCTCCGTCGTGCGAGTCCAGAGCGTGGCAATGGTCTCGTTCTTTCCCGTGCGCTCCCTGCGGGCCTGCGTCTCCAGGTCTTGCATGACCCGCTTCGCCTCCTCGGTGTATTCGATGACGGCGGGCTTCGGGTGCTCGTTGTCCAGAACGGAGCCGGGCCGGAATGCGCCCCAGTACTTGACGGCCTCGACGATGGAATCGGGAATCGGCGCCAACGCCGGTTCCTGCGGCTCCGGGTCGTGGTCGTTCGGCTCGAAGACGAGCATGCGCGACAGGAAGCCGTCCGTCAGCGTCTCCTTCGTCAGCCCCTCGTAGAACGACTGCGGCACGGTGGTGCCGTAGACGCAGGCGTGAGGCTGGTCGATGGAGGTATTGCGCTTCACGTCGGCGTAGGCGTCGCCGAGATAGATTGAGTTCGCGCTGGTGTAGAACTTCATCAGCACCGTGGCGACGTGATAGAGGTGTGGCGCGCGGTTCGGGTTGCTGAGCGTGCGAATGAGCCGCCCGATTTCGTCGAGCTGGAACAGGAGCGCCGGTTGCGCGTTGACGGCGTTGACCAGTCCGGCGTGGCTGGCCACCCCTTCCGGGCCGACGAGTTTCTGGAGGTCGGCGCGGAACAGAATCTCCTTGTTCACCTGCCTGGCGCGTTCCTTCCCGCCGCCGGAACGGCAGATGCCGAGACAGTAGATGTTGGTGCGGGTATCCATCGGGTCGCGCACCTTGCGGCCCGTGACTACGCCGACGAGCGCGACGCCGGCGGCGAGTGCCAGGACCGGCTGGCGCTTGAACGAGGTGAGGTTGTTGTATTCCACAATCTCCTTCAAGAGTCCGCCGCAATCGAGCAGGTCGTCGGGGAACGCGCCGGGGTCCGTCGGCCCGTCGGAACGCTTGACGACGGCATTCGGAGGCTTAGGCAGCAGACGAGAAATGTCCACATCGCCCGTTTCCTGATTCGCCGGAACCTGGTCGCGCAGCCATCCGCGAGGCCGGTCGTGCGGTTTCTTCGCGGCATCCTCCGCTTTGTGGCGCAACTCCTTCTCCGTCCACGGCGGCTGGCAGCGTGGGTTGTAGTGCGCCAGGAGCAGGTTGAGCGCATGCTCCGAGGAGAGGCCGAACCCATGCACGAGCACGGTCGCGGCCGAGTACGTGGCGCTGTGCCCACCTTGGCCGCTGACGGCCGGCGGCATGGCCTGAAGGTATGCCAAGGCGCGGCGCTCGATGGAATCGGCGTCTGGCGCATGTGGCGAAGTCGGCAACGGCGACGGTGTCCGCTTCTGGGGAATCTCGCCGTAGCGGCGGTGAAGGACTGCCTCGTAGATGCCCTGCACGGCCTTAAGAAGAACATCGCCAGGCACATGCGCCGGTTCGCCGTCGAGGTGGTCGTAGGGTTCGCCGGTCTCGGCGTGTCGGCTCGGACCCACGAGTGTCTGACCGCCGTTGCTCCGAAGCTCGACGATCATCTTCCGCGTCTTCGGGTCGCGGAACTGCTTCGTCGCCGCCACATCCGAGACGTACCAACGATGCGACCGCTGTGCGCTCGGACGCCCCGTAACCGAGGGAGTGGCCGGCAGATACTCGTCGGCCACCTCCAGGGCCTCGGGGCAGTCCAGGTCTACATCCGCCAGTCCGTTGCTGGCTTCGCCGAGGATGACGCCGATGTTGCCGGGGCGGTTGAACTGAGCGGGCAGATCCGCTTCGGTGAACCGGAACTTCTCCCATCCGTGCTGGTTCGGCCCCTTCACCCCTGGCGGGACATAGACGGGCATCCAGCCTCGGCTCAGATAGTATTGGGCGGCTTGGAGGAGTTCGCTCACCGCGCCTCCTGCAAAGCGGCTTTCTCAAGACGCTGAATCTCCCGCTCGACGTACCAGCGGGCCTTCTTCAGGTCTTCGAGCGCGCTGCCTTTGAGACCCGCGCGCCAGAGATATTTCACGGCGTTCCCGATGCAGAAGTTCATGTGCTCGGTCACCTGGATGCACTCAATGCCCGACGGATGGCTCGTGTAATGGCTTGGGTGGTTGACGTTGTCCATGCGGTCTATTCCCTCAAGCTTTCTTCTTGCCGGCGGCGAAAGACGCGCCGGAGTGATGCGAGCAGTTCTGGCACTTCGCCGACGCCAGCGTCGCCGTGGTCGTGAAACCGCTGCAGCCATGCCTCCACGCGGCGGATCGTGCGCATCAAGTCACGCTCTCTGCGGTACGCTCGCATCGGTCGCTCAGTGCTCATGGTTGGCTCCATCAGAAGGGGATGTCGTCATCGCTCACGCCCAGAGAAGCGGCGGCGGGCTGTTGCGTCGGTTCCTCGTCCCATCCTGCCATTCGCGGCTTACCGCCAAGGACGTGCCGAACTATCGTTCCGAACTGTTCGCCGACGACGGTGCGCACGGTGATGGAAGCCGTCGGCGCGAGCAGGCCGTCGCGCGCCAGGGCGGCCGCCTCTTCCGCCGTGGCCGGCGGCGGCACGTCCGAGCGCGTCTTCCACCACTTCTCAAACTTCCACCGCGCAAAGCCGGTGTGCTCCGGACAGACCCATTCGGAGACAAACTCGTTGAACCCGACCTGATAGTCCACGCGCAGGGTCTTGGGGTGATTGTCCGCCGCGCCGCGTTTGACGTGGACGCTGTAAAGCACGTCCTCGACGGCGCGCTCTTCGACCATTTCCTCCCCGGAAATGATGCCTGCCGTCGTCGCCTTCGCCTCGTGCCTCTGCTTTTCCGGCGGCGGAAACTCATGTCCGCAGTCCGGACACCTGGCGTATCCGGCGGCGATGACGGAATGGCACTCCGGGCATTCCTTCGCGGGCGCCGCGCCGTTGCCGCCATGCACGGTCTTGGCCGTGACCTGGTCCACCGGGCCGTGCCGAAGGACGTTGCCGCCGAAGTCCAGAATGAGACAGTTGTCCTTGCCGGGATGAAGGCGAAATCCCCGACCGCAGCACTGGTAGTAGAGGCCCGGTGACATCGTGGGCCGGAGCATAGCGATGCAGTCGATGTTCGGGGCGTCGAACCCGGTGGTCAGAACATTCACGTTCACCAGGTACTTCAGCCTGCCTTCGCGGAAGTCCTGAAGCAGCCGGTCCCGGTCAAAGGACAGCGTTTCTCCGTACACCTCGCCCACGTCCGTGCCCGTCCTGCGCCGCAGAACGTTGGCGACGTGACTGCCGTGTTTCACGCCGCTGGTGAATACGAGGCACGACCGACGGTCCTTCGTGTATTCGGCGATCTCGGCGCAGGCCGATTCCACGAGCGCGTCCTGGTCCATGAGGGCTTCCGTCTCGCTGGCGACGAACTCCCCGGCGCGGACGTGCAGGGCGGACGTGTCCGCCTTCTGCCGCCCGGACTTTGTCACCAGCTTGCAGATGTAGCCGTCGCGGATGAGTTCCCGGACGCCGATCTCGTAGCAGATGGAGTTCAGGAAATTCTCCGGCGCGCAGATCATCCCCGACTTCATGCGGAAGGGCGTGGCCGTCAGGCCGATGACGCGGACGCGCGGGTTGATGACCTTCATGTCCGCCAGAAACTGCCGGTACATCCCGTCGCCTTCGGGCGCGATGCAATGCGCCTCGTCCACAAGGACGAGGTCGAACGGGCCCAGGTCGCAAGCGCGTTTGTAGACGCTCTGAATGCCGGCGATGATGACGGGGTGTTCCGTGTCGCGCCGGTTCAGGCCTGCGGAATGGATGCCGACGTGCAGTTCCGGGGCGATGCGGTCGAGCTTCTCTGCAGCCTGCTCCAGAAGTTCTTTCACGTGCGCCAGGATGAGGACGCGACCGTTCCACGTGCCGACGGCGTCCTTGCAAATCGTGGCGGCAATAGGGGTCTTTCCGCCCGCTGTCGGGATCACGATGACGGGGTTGTCGTCGCGCTCCCGCAGATGGCGGTAGACGGCATCGATAGCCTCCTGCTGATACGGACGCAGGACAAGCGCCGGCGCCTTTGGGCGTGGAAAGAGCGATTGCGTCAAACGGAGGTCTCCTCTCGGGGCAATGAGCCGAGCGCCAACGGCATGAAATCTCCTCGTTGCACGGAAGGATGATGTGGGCGGGCGCCGATGGCCTCGCAACGCGAGGTAACTTCGCCGGCTGCCCGCCCATGTCCCGGACTCAGGCGCTCAACCGCGCCTGCTCCTGCGCCGGCGCGTCCTCCGGCAGCGGGAAGAGTTCCCGCTCGGCGGAACGCAGGGCCGACTGGGGCTCGCCCTTGAGCCAGGTGGCCAGGACCGATTCGACCATGCCGTAGGACTCCCGCCGGATAGCGGCGTTCTGGTCGCTCGGCAGCATCATCAAGCGAGTGCGGAGTTCGAGGACGATGTCGTCGTTGGCCGACTCGCCCATGCCGGTGGAGAGCACCCGGCAGAAGCGGCCGAGCTTTTCGCGGTCGACCGAATACCATGCGCGGGCAATGACCGCGCGCACGCAGGCGATGCTGACGCTGCGGGTCCGCGTCGCCAGGCGCGAGTTGGCGTAACGAACGGCCTCCACGTGCTGCGTCATCAGACCGACTTCCTCCTGGTACGTCAGCCGACGAGCCGAGTTCAGCCCCTGCACCATTTCGTGCAGCGTGGCGGCGTGGCGTCTGTTGACGCGCTCGGTCCCGAACCTGCCGTTGATGCACATGCGGTCGGTCATGGAGCGCCCCTTGCCGCCGTCGATAAGCTCGATGGCCTCGGCGGACAGGCCGCGCGTGACCGACATGCGAATCGTCCGTCCGGACAGGAAAATCGCCCACAGTCGCTGCTGCCCGTCCACGAGGGTGTCCTTGTCGTCAAAGGCGATGCCCTGATGCGTCGTGATCCAGCGGCCCGCCTTCATTTCTTCGGCCATCGCCTCGACGTGGCTCTGACTGACCGGGCGATTCATGACGTTGCCTTCGAGCCACTTGACGGCGATGTCCGGGTTGACGTCCATGTAGATGGTGCTAACCTTGCCGCCGTCCTGGAGAATGCGGCCCAGTTCGGCGCACAGATTGCGCGCTGATTCATCGCCGCAGACGCTAACCAACTTCTCGGCGGCCTGTTCGGGATCGCTTGCGAGTAGCGCGACGATGAAAGCCCTGGCGTCGGTGTTTTCGATAGTCATCGTTTCATCCCTTTCTTTCGTTCTGGAAGACCTGATTCAACTTGGCGTTGACCTTGCGCATGTACTCTTCGCCGTAGACGCTGATGAGACTCAGGGCCGCCTGCTCGGGGTTCTTCAGAGGAAGGTTGATGACTCGCATCGGCACCGGCCCGTCTTCGGCGTGGAACTTGCACCGTTTCACCGTGCTCTTGTCGGCAGTAGCTGACGTCGGGTTCTGGCTACGGCTGCGGCCGATTTTGCCCGTCTTCATCGTGGTGGGCCGCCCGGTCTTGTGATGTACGAACCGTCTCTCGTCTGGCGACTCTGTGTCCATACTTGCCATTTGGCAAGTATGAGCGGAGGCTTCCGCCTCTTGCCGATACTTTGCGACTGTCGAGTGGCTCACTCTGCATCGTTTGGCGATGGCGTTGTCCGACCACCGTTTGCCGTCGTCACCGACCTTTGCCAACTCATGCGTCAGCAATGTCAGAATGGCCTTCCGTTTGTCCTCTGCCGTTCGCCGCAGGCCGTGCTCGGCATTCGCGCCGACCGAGAAAAGGATGGCGTCACGAAGGGAGCCTTCCCGCACGTCCACCTCGATCTTGTCCAGACCGGCATGCCGATGGGCGTGGTAACGATGAAACCCGTCGGCCAGCCAGTAGAGAACTCCATCGTGGAAGGCGATCACTGGGGGGAACTTGATGCCCTCGCGCAACGCCTCGGCGTATTCGGCAACGGTCTCCTCGTGAATGGCGACGCGCGGCTGTGTTCCGCCGTCAATGTGAAGTTGCTTCAGTTCAAGCTGCATGGTGCGGCAGTCCTTTCATTCCAGGTTGCGGCCGCACAGCGGACAACTGTGCAGCGGCAGCGTTTCGATTCGGACAGAAACCTTTCCGCCCTCGACCGGGCGCTGCTTCCTAGACGCCAGCTGCACGATCTGGCTGTCGTCCTCATACGCGCCGCCGTGCTGCATGGCGTCGAGCAGCGCCTTCTGCGCGTTGTCCAGGTCGCGCCTGCGATTGTCGGGCGGATAGACGTCGGTGACGACGGCCAGCGGCCCGTCCATCCGGGCCGCGCCCCGCAGGGCGAGGATCGCGCAGACCCTTTCGCGGAATGCGCGACCCTCGCGGCTGATGAGCGTGCGGTAGCCGACATGCCGGTAGTAATGGTTCACCGACGGCGGGTAGGGAAGCTCGACGTGCATCAGCGCCTCGCCCACGGCGGGGTGGAGGTGGCCTGACGCGCGGGCGCCGCCGCTTCCTTCTTTGAGAAGCCCTTGATCTCGTTCGAGATTTCGCCGTTGTCCTCGCGCTTCTTGCAGCGCACGTCGATGACCAGCGGCAGGTTGTGCAACTCGCAGGAATCGTTCGGCGTCATGATGCCAGTGGCCCTGCAAATGGCCGAGAGCTGCGCCCGCGCGATTTGCACGGCCTGCGGGTTGGGGTTGTCGAGGTTGAGCCTGGCCCACACGTTGCGGTTGGCGCATTCGCCCTCGATGATCTGGAACTGCAACTCCAGATAGCTGCCTTTGCCGTTCTTCGTGGCCTTCATCTCCGAAGCCGTGATGACGGCCAGGTACTTGCCGGCAGGGACCGGATCGAACTCCGTCGTCGGCTCCACCGTGTTTGCGTCAAATCCTTTCAGCGTCGGCATGACACGCCTCCTTCAGAAAAGGTAAACAGAACAATGGTCACTTCGATTCCGTCAGAAACTGCGCGTAGGCGTTCCAGTCGAGCGGAAGCTCTTCGGGAAGATTCAGGCGGTTCTTCGCCATGTGCGCCGGGCGCTCGGTGGTGCGGACGATCCGCTCGCCGGTGCCCACGCCCTTGGTAACCTTCTTGTCGAAGCCTTCCTTCGTCTGCTTCACGTGGACGCGGTAGGTGGCGAAAAGAACCTCGTCAGACCATTCCTGGACGACGGCCGAGGCCAGCTTGTGCAGGCGGGGGACGTAGCGGTCGTAATTCTCGGTCTCGGGGTTCTGGAAGGTTTCGATCTTGGCGTGCGCGATGAGGACGATCATCATGCCCCGGTCGGCACGAAGAGCCTCCAGGCCCGTCAGGAATTCCCGCCACTGCGTGAGTGCAAAGACATAGCCCTTGGCGTAGCCGATGTCCTCGATGCTCTCGACCGTCTTCTGGCGGCAGACTTCCTGCCAGATCAAACGCTCCAGCCAGTCGAGCGAATCAACGACCACCGTGCGGTAAGGATGCTGTTCGGTGTACAGTTCGCCGAGCGCCTGCATGACGTCGTTGAACGTCCGCGCCAGCGGGAACTTGTCGCAGGTGATTTCACCGAGGCCGTCCTCTGTCTGGATGAAGACCGGTTTCGGCGCCATTGAACCCCACGTGCTCTTCCCGATGCCGTGCGTCCCGTACAGCATGATTCGGCGCGGAGCGGGCTGCTTTCCGCTCTGAATCTGCTTCATCAAGCTCATCTCACTTTCTCCTTCCCAATATTGGGGGCGGACAGGCGGGTGCAGGGAGTCCGAATCCCAGCCGGCCCAGGCGGGATTACGCCACCCCGCCTGTCCGCTTCCCCAAGTCACAGAAAATCGAACACGCGGCGTTCCTCGTATCCAGTGGGCCAGACGCCGGTCTTCTCGCACTGCTTCAGCCGCCCGATGGCCGACTCGTTGTCGAGCCGGGCTAAACGCAAAGCCTGTTCTTGGACAAGCCAGACGCCGCAACGGAACGGTTCCCGTTTCTCGACGGCAACCATGTGAACCGGGACGGTCTCGCCGGTCGCGCGCTCGATCATGGCCTGGTAGAAGGCCACCTGGTGGGCGTAACCGAACCGCCTTGCGTCCGCCTCGAACCACGTGAGGTCGTCGCAGCTCTTCAGGTCCACGATGCCCCGTTGCGGGTCGAACCAGTCCAAGCGCGACTGGCAGGGAACGCCGCAGTACTCGGCGCGGACGACCCCTTCCGCCTGTCCCTGTTCCAGGAGAGACACGGCCACGGGATGGGCGCAGACGCCGTCGGCCATGTCGGAAACCAGCTCGTAGTCGGCCCAGGAGATCGGCTCCTTGCCCTTGAGAGCGTCCTTCCATTCCCGATACGCGATGGTGTCCTTGCCGAAGGCTTTGCCGGTGCGGTCATTGATCGGCCCGTCGCTGATGACATACAGGCGGTTGAACGGGTCGGCGTGTTCCAGGATGAGCACGTGCGCCGCGCGGCCGAGTGCGAAAGAGGGGCGATCTTCATCGGGAATGAGACCGTCCTTCTTCTTGCGGTAAAGCAGCGGGCATTTTCTGAAGTCGGCAAGGGCATGACTGGTGAGGCGGGTCTTGGACTGCTCGCGGTATTCCGGGTCAGTTTCACGGGTCAGAAAGCCGGAGTTACCTGACGCGACAGCGTTTGCGACGTGGGCCATGGGCAAATCTCCCTGCAAAGGCGGTGCGGCGCACCATCGCGCCGCCCCATAGGGTTATTTGCCGCTCGAGGGACAAATTGCCGAAGAAAATCGCTGGCTCATGAAAAAACATATGCGCGCATATGTGCGCATGAGCCTGTGAGCCTGCGCCGAATGAGCCGCATTTTCCCGCATGGATTTGCAGAAAGAGCCGCAAGGAAATGAGCCTGCCTGTGGCCATATATAGGTGTCCGCGCCCCGAGCGGTTCGGGGCGGTTTCTCAGGCCCCCAATGAAAGGGCGCGGACATGGCGAAGCAGCAGAGCGAGCGGAATGACTATGGCGACTTGGTGGAGACGTGGAAGGTGGAGCTTATCGTGGAGCGCGCCAGGAGGAAGGGCGTTCGGAAGGATGATCTGGAGGATGCACAGCAGGAGGTGATCCGGTCTGTTTTGCGGTTCCAGTACGATCCTGCGAAATCCAACGGCGCAACGGAGGCGACGGCGCTTACGGCCCTGATTGACAATCACCTCACCTTCCTTCAGCGCGGGGCGGCGCGCCGAAGCAAGAACCATGAGCGCTACCTGCGCTCCCTCGGCATTGCCGAAAACAAACCCCTGCCGGAGCCGACCGGCCCGGACTACGACCGCCTGCACGGGTTGGTGCTCGACGTCCGAGAGGCCGTCGCCAAACTCACTCCCGCCGAACGGGCCGTCTGCGATGCCCTGTCGCTCGGCATACGCAGGCACCGCATCGCCAAAGAACTGCACCTCTCCCGGTACGGAGTTGACCTCATGGTCAAACGCATCCGGGACCGATTTGCCGCCCTGGGCCTCGGCGACTGGGTGGGCGCCTGATGAACGGGAATCCTGAAGAATTGACTGGATTTCCGGCCCCGGAGTTGCCCTCATGTGAAGGACAGCAGCGGGAACGCCCGCTGGCGCTGGCGTGGATCAGCGACGGCCTCCTGGCGCAGACGCAGCAGGTCTGGTCGAAGATTGCCGGGAGGCCGGTGGACGAACAGGAGGCAATTGAAATCCTCCTGAACGTCAAACGCCTGGCCGAGACGCTGATGAAGATTCAGGCACGAAGGAAAGGAGGAGCCGATGAATGTGGTGATCTGGGCGCGGGTGTCGTCCCGCG